CTAAGATCTGACCTGATCACTGGTGTTGTCTAACAGCCGCTGTGTGCGGCATGCAAGTTTCAGTTGTTTGGAGTATTTGGGTGCACCCGCACGTCCTGTGAGCACAAGACGTACGAGGGTGGATGTGAATGTGGGTACACGTTGTAGGGGGTGGTTAGTTGATGGCTCCACGAAGGAATTGTTGCACGCCTCCACTGCTGCCAGTGAAGGCCATCTTCGCTACCGAGGAGGCAGCTGATTTGGCGACATTGAGCCATTTCCCTCGGGTTCGACCACGGTCGACTGCAGCGTTAGCCGTAGCGACCTGAGTGGGGCCGACGGACCGGATGACCTCCTGAGTCATACCTGATCCGACTTCAGCACGCCACTCGATGTTTTTGGTGAGGTCGAATGTGAAGGATTGGTCGCCAGCAACGTTGCGCCAGACGAAACCAAAGACGCGCGGGTCAGTGGTGGTGGCGGCAACGCCAATAGACGAGGCGATGCCCTGTCCGATGGTGATGAGTGCGTCTTCCTCAGACCTAAAGGTACCGGAGTGCTCCGGGTCAAGTCGGTACTTGAGCTCGATTGGATCGATGCCGAGCCTTCCGGAATGGTTGGCGTAGGACATGATATCGTTGACACTGGCAGGTACGGAATCGCTCCCGGCAGGCGCTTTGCCGAGGAGTTGGTCGATTGGAAGGTTGTTGATGATGGCGATCTCACCGGCGGCGTCAGCCATACGTCCAAAGTAGGACATTTTGGCACACGCCCCGATGCATCGGACATCGTCGACGATCGTGGAGTTGATGATTGATCCCGCAGGGTCCTTGACGGAGTGCGAGGTGAGCATGGAAGAACCGGTGATGGCACTGGTTCCAAAAGGGGTGGCTTGTGTGTTGAGTGGTTGCTGGGAAGGGTTACTGCCCTGCCACAAGAAACAGCAGCCGTCGCGTCCGGGTGCGTCTGTGTAATCCGGACACCACAGCAGATAGCCACAGCTGGCGAGTGGATCGATATTCGCGTGAAGCGTAGACTTGGTTCGGGCGAGGAGTCCTTCGCTGGTACCGAACATCCCAGGCAACAGCGTAGCGTTGCATGGATCCGAGACCATCTCGGCGTAAGGGTTGCCCCTTGCTTGTCGTGCGGGCTTGGCGCGACTGGCGGCGGGCCTTTTGGGCTTGTTGCTCTTGGAATGGTTGCGTTTGTTTTGGTTGGTTTTG